CCATATTAAACAGAGTAGGTTTAGGTAAGAAAGAAACAGTTGAACACAATGTTACCGCATTGCATGGTGTTGTTCTTCTTCCAAACAAAGCTAAACAGGAGGCTGTAGTCATAAACCATGAAGATCATTTCAATTGAGATAACAGAGTCACCTCTCATACTTCCAAATGCAGGGGTAATTCATACTTTAAGTGGTAAAAAGATATACAGATCGGTTAAATTATTAGAAAAAGAAATACCTAATGGCAGAGAAAAGAAGATCAGTAGCGAAAGCCCTCACAAATTCCATAGTGGACATTTATACGCTTCCCGGTCAATTTGAAGCTATTGTAGACTCTGTAATTATCTGTAATACTACTAGCAGTAATATAAATGGGTTTTTGTACTTTTATGAGGGATCAACTACTACACAATTTTTAATTGTGAACAATAAACAAATAGCAGGTAATGATTTTTTAAGGCTAGATAATTTAGGTATTACTTTATCAAAAGGAGATAAGTTGCAAGCTAAAACAGCTTCAGGTTCAGATGGAAATATCCTTATATCTGTAAGAGAAGTATTTACAGGAAGATCATAATGAGTGATGTAGATTATAAACCTCCTACAGGTAAGTCTCAAGCACAAGTGAGAAAAGAAGCCATAAACACTGTTGCAGAGGCTATTGCACTAACAGTTGAACAAGAAGTAAATAAATTACATGAAGAAACACCAATAAAACAATTAGGAGCTACTAAAACTTATGGAGATAGAGAGTTTAGAGAAGATGCAAGACTTGCGGCTAAAGTTGCTGCTTTTACACAACAACTTTTATTAGATTCACCTAAAAATAAAGCTAAATATGTACGAGATAGTAGTCAAGAATTTGCTTATAATAAACTTGTAGAACAAGTTAATAAAAATTTGCCATCTAATATTCAACTAACTCCTTTTGAAATACGTAGCGGTCAAATAAAAGGAGGAGGACTTAACGTAACAGGTTCTAAAGGGGAAAC